TTACACCGGCGGCTATCTCGGCATCTGGCCCGTCACCCTGACGACCAGCGGATGGGCGAAGTCCACCGACCTTCCCAGCTACCCCTACAAGCAGACCGCCGAGCTTCGCGCCGCCCGAGAGTCCAGCAGACCCGAAGCCGTGCCCGCCCTCGACAGCTTCAACACAGCCATCGCGGCAGGCATCGCAGGCGTATGCGAGACGAAAGACGGCACGATCACCTTCTGGGCCGAAGAGGTGCCGGAGCAGGACATCCTGATGCAGGTGACGCTGCTGGGAAAAATGACCGCAGAAAATCAACAGGAGGCATGATATGAGTTTGTCTTATACCCCCAAAACATGGGTCGAGAAAAAGACCAAGATCCACGCCGAGGACATGACCCGCATCGAGCAGGGCATCCAGACCGTGACACAGGCGGTCAATGCGCTGCCTTCCAGCCCTGCCGCCAGCAGCAATGCCCTTACCCCCGAGCAGTTCGGTGCGGTGGGCGACGGCGTGGCGAATGATACGGAGGCTCTGAAAGCCGCTATTCAGGCGGCGAGTGAGCAGAAGCAGCCGCTGGAGCTGAAGAGTACGGCGACCTACCGCTTTACGGAAGTGCTGAACCCGAAAGACGACCTGACCATCCACGGCAACGGCGCGGCGCTGCTGAGCGACATCCAGTGGGCAAAGCAGGAGCAGGACCGTCCCGGCATCTTTGTCGTCGGGTCTAAGACCGACCTTGTGCAGCATATCCGGATCGATGGCCTGACCTTCCGTGCAGCGGACACCTGCCAGAGCAACACCATGCTGCGATTCCAGTGCAGCCGGGATGTGGAGGTCAGGAACTGCGTCTTTGACTGCGACATCAACACCCAGAACCGCGGTTGTATGGACCTGTATGGTATTAACCATGACTTCCTCTTTGAGAACAACGTCTTCCGGCAGCTGAGTGCCTGCAAGGAGGGCGGCATCTGGGTGCGCAACTGGGCGAAGGACTATGGTTCTTCGAACATCCGCTTCCTGCATTGCGACTTCTACAAGGCAGGCGGCGATGAAGTTTTTGCTGTCTGGGGCTGGGGCGGCACCATGGAGCATGTCCTCATCTCGGGTTGCAACTTCTACGAGGTGGACGACGAAAAGTACCGTGCCCGGGGCTTCTACCCCGCATGGTTCCTTACACTGGGCCAGAGTAATGACAACCGCACTGATGTCCGGATGGAAAACTGCGTCATCCGGGTGAAGCGCTGCAACACTTTGTTCCGCATGGTGGGTAACGCCACCCACACGGTGGTGGACAACTGCGACCTCTACTTAGAGCAGCCCGATGATATGGAAAAAGCAGATGCATCCAAGGGTGCAAATCCCCTGCTGGTCATGGGCAATGACCGCAAGGATGGCAGCACGGTCATTCAGAACTGCCGCATCCGCCTGAAGGGAGACGGCGGAAGACGCATCTGCTACCGGATGGGTGCGCTGCGGAACAATTACTTCGACGTGGAATGCGGGTACGGGCCTTCGAGCACCAAAGAGGTCGTCGGCAACGTCTTCCACGGCTCTCTGTACGGCCTTTTCTGGGATTGCGACATCGTCCGGGACAACGTCGTGGAACTCACGAACGCGGGCGCTGCATGGATGTCCGGCGCAGGCGAGGTCGTCGGCAACCAGATCAAAATGGAGATCACCGCAGACGCACAGGGCGGTGCCATCTTCCACAACAACTGGAACTCAGGAACCATCCGGGATAACAAGTTTGACCTGACCTTCGCCAAAGAGTGCGACGTGCGCCAGTACGAGATGCGCGGCGGCCCCCAGTACGTGCAGAACAACATCATCACCATCAAGGGAGCACGCTACACCCATCTGGAAAATACCATTCAGGGCCTTATCTACCGCAAGAACAACTTCTTCAACAACGCGCCGGAAAAGCTTTTCGAGTGCACCGGCGTCGCTTTCGAGGAAGAGACCCACACGGAGCAGTACAAAAAGCATACCCGTCTGGGCGTGACCATCTCCCCCGAAAACTGCACCGACCCGGTCGTCTATACGTGGGAGGACGCGGACGGCGTTCTGGATGCCGGAGAGAACGGCGCATACCGCCCGCTGAAGGGCGGCACCGCCAACGTCACGGTTTCCTGCGGTATGTTCTCGGCGTCCCAGAAGATCACGGTAAAGCTGGTGCCTGTGCCCTGCGAGGGTCTGAAACTGAGCCGCGTGACCGCCAAGTGTGGCAAGGGGATGAGGACCTACCTCAAGGCCTTCCCGCAGCCCTACTGGACGACCGACGACGTCGTCTGGACTTCGGATGCGGAGGATGTGGTCACGGTCACGCAGGACGGCGTGGTATCCGCCCTCAAGACCGGCACGGCCAATATCACTGTGACCTGTGGCAGCTTTACCGTCACCTGCGCGGTGACTGCGGTGGAGGCTTCGGAGCTGCCCACCTACACCGAGGGCGAGTGGGCACTGGATAACACCGTCGCCTACATCCCCATGCCGAACCTCACCGCAGAGCACACCCTGTATGCGGCTTTCGATGTGGACACGAACTGCGTCAATGCAGGCGAAGTGCTGCCCCTTATTTCCAGCCTGCTCAGCGGCCAGACCGGACAGGAAGCCATCAAGCTGGATTTCGGCGCAGATGGTAAGAACTACAAGACTGTCCGCTGGCATACCACCGACGCTACCTCGGACGAAAAGGGCAACACGACGCTCTACAGCGTGACGTATGTCAACACCGGCTTCAAGGAGGACGAACCGGCATCTACTGCATTCCTCTACCTGATGAGCGGCGTTGCCAACCCGAGCGGTGCGGTTCTCTGGGCTTCGCAGACCTCCACTGTCAAGGCTGCACCGAACAGCGGCATCCTGAGCTTCAACGTACAGACCAGCGCAGACGACACGCCCGTTACCAACTACACCAACGGAGCCGCTCTGGCTGCAGCACTGGCCTCCGGCAGTGTCCACGCCACCAAGGCCACCGGCTTCAAGATGAAAGAGCTCATCTTGTTCACGAACGCTTCTTACACTACGCTGGACGAGATCAAGAAGTACCGCGAGAACGCCGAGATCGACCTGCGCTTCGATGCTGACGGTCATCCGCTCAACGCAGGCACGGCGGGCAATTTCGTCATCGCGGGCGAGAGTGGCGAGATCGTGCCGGTCAGCAGCGTCACCCTGAACAAGACTGCACTGTCTCTGACCAAGGGCGGCACGGATACTCTGACGGCCTCCGTCCTGCCCGCTGAGGCTACCGAAAAGACCGTGACGTGGAGCGTATCGCCGGAAGGCGTTGTGACCCTCTCGGGCACCACCGGCAGCAGCGTCACCGTGACTGCGGCGGCTGCGGGAGAGTGCACCATCACGGCTGCGGTGGGAGACAAGCCCGTCACCTGCGCGGTGACTGCGGTGGAGAACGCCAACCCCTTCCCGGCTATTGAGGCGGCCTATGTACTGCCCAACGCCAAGACTTTCACCCCCACCGCTGCCGAGTGTATCGACACCGGTGTGAAGCTGTTCGACGTCGTTGATCCGGCTCCTACCTTCACCATCCTGTTTGAGGCAGACGCTGCGGAGACGATGACCGAGACTGCCTCCGTGTGGTCGCTGCTCAACTGTGCTGAGGAGGTCGATTCGCAGCCGGGTCTTGACCTGCGTGTTCTTTATGGTGGAAAGGTGCAGCTGAACGTATACACGGCTGGCCCGACCCTCTGCACGGTGTCGGAGCTGAAGGCGAAGAAATGCAAACTCGCTATCCGGATGAAGAGCGGTGCCCTCAACGCAGTTCGCCCGCCCAACGGCGATGTGTCTCATTGGGGTGTTGTCAAGGGAATGGACACTCCCGTGACCAAGAGCCTTATCCTCGGCGCACGCCAGAAGAGCGATGGCACGAAATACAACTTCTGGGACGGCACGCTGTACCAGTGCGTCGTGTACAAGAGCGCCCTGACCGATGAGCAGCTTAAAGAGTGGGTGCTCGGGACGCAGGAAGCATAAGGAGAACGGAATATGGCATTAGGCAGCGTAAGCGTCCCCGGCGTAAGCAAGAAAACAAAAGAAAGGATGATGTACATGGATGGCAAGCTGATTTGGAGCGCGGCGATGGGCAAGTCCGGAAGTTCGAGCGTTACTGCGCCGGATGGGGTGGACTATATCATCGTCAAGCAGAGGGAAACGGCCTACAAGGACGTCCGGATCGCACGAGGCTGCACGGGCACCACGACCATCGAACAGAGTAGTTACGCTAACGGCTCTGACGCTTCGGGCCGCTACGCAACGGTGACTTTTGCCTCGAACGGAAAGATCAGCTATAGCTATCCTAGCTACTATGCTTTCAGCAGCTTCACCGTCGAGGGCTATCAGTATATCTGAGTGGAGGCACAAAATGAGCAAATACAACTTTGATTCGTCTGTTTTTCTGATGCTTACCCCCCCCCGATTTGT